TTCCGAGAGATTCCAGCAACTGTTGGACCTAGCACACGACATCGACACAGCTCTCGCCGCAGCCGACCTGTCCTCCGGGACCTGGTCGCGATCCGAGGTGATGCTGTACGACGTCGAGGCACTTGAGCGACACGGAGCTTTCCGCTCTGTGATTACCGCGTATTTGAAGCACCGATCCTAACAAAAAGAGAGAACCATGCCGAACAAAGGACCACGCGCAGGAATCGAGTGCAAGCTGTACTACCAGCCCACCGTCACCGCAGTCTTCAGCGCAACCGCACCGGTCTTGATCCCCGAAGTCCAGGACCTCAACGTCACGCTTAACAAGACCTCGATCGACATTTCGAGCCGAGCGAGTTTGTACAAGGCAAAGATCTCCGGACTGATCGAAGCTGCGATTGGGTTCAGCCTGTTGTACAACGGCGATCCGGATGACACGGTCTTCACCGCCATGCGTCAAGCGTTCTTCAATCGCACCATCTGGCACTGGGCCGTGCTCGACAACACGATCGTGACTCCTGGCCCATCGGGAACCCAGGGTCTGACGATGCCTGGTGAAATCATGGAATTCCCAATCGACCAACCGCTCGAAGACGGCATGAAAATCGACGTCGTTGTCGGATTGTCTCGGATCAAGGTTGGCTCTCCAGCCGCCATCGTCGATCCCGCTTGGCTGATCGTCGCACCGTCGGCCTAGTCGATATGTACCACTGATCGTTTCCATTCACTGCGGAGTCGGCCATGCCACTTCCGAGAGTCCGCAAAGGCGACGAAATAGCGATCGATTTCCTGGACCACGGGGAATCGTCGCAAGGCCCTTTGGAATTCACGGTCTACGGCCGTGTGATTTCGCAGGACAAAAATCACATCGTTGTCGCTTCCTGGGTCTACTCGGACCCAGCCAAGCGATTTCGACACGACGATTACAACGTCACCCAATTCACGATCGTCCGGAGCACCATCCGAGCGATCCGTTTTGTTCGCTAAATTCATCCCTCAATCCACAACGAAGGCAACTCGACCATGCCCAGTTTCAAGGATTGCGAAGCCCGAAACTGGAATCTTCGCATCGACATCGACGCTATCCGTCGAGTCCGCTCTGCACTCTCGATCGACCTGGCCACCGTGCTGGCATCTCCCGACGCGATCGACCGACTCAAGTCCGACATTTGTCTGACGATCGACGTCATCTATGAGCTTTGCCGCCCCGCAGCAGAGCAAGCCGAAATCACCGCCGAGGCATTCGGTAAGGCACTCCACGGCGATCCTCTGGGTCATGCGGTGATTGCATTCGAGGAGGCACTGATTGAGTTCCTCCCGGAGTCCAGTCGCCGAGCCGCAGCTCGGCGAATCGTCGAGGCCGGTCGGGCACTGCAAAACCAGACCGCTCTGAGGATCAACAACGCGATGGACAAGGGACTGCTGGAGAAGGGGATGCAAGAGCACCTGACGAATCTGGATCTACTGATCGAGAAAGCGATGGCGAAGCCCGCGCCGAGTACTGGCCAACCATCCTCCGACTAGCAGCACGCATTGGGATCGAGCCAGGCCCTTACACGATGCGCGAGCTCACGTGGATGGCCGACGAGATCAATGTGGACCGCTGGGACCGAGCCGCAGACGTCATGACGCTGCTGGCCAACATCCACAAATCAAAACGCGCTCGACCCTACAAACGAACCGATTTCCATCCCTACCGCATTGTCGCAGAGAAGCCAAGCATCACCCGCTCGGAGCTCCACCAACTGCGCGAGGGACTACCCGTCCACTACGTGACCCTGCCAGCAAAACCATGACGCTTAGCCAATTGATCACCGCTTTAACCGATTGGACGGCCAAGAGCCCAGAGAGCATCTACGCGGAATTGTCGGAGCTCTCGATCCAGTTTGTTGACCAGCAAAATTGGACCTGGAAAGGGATTGCCACCGTGAGCATCCCCGAGACAGGTCAACGATTTGGCGCTAGCGGTTGCAAGCTTTTACAGGATGTGTTGCTTGCGACGGGTCAACAGTGGCTCGTGACTCAACTCTCGACTGGAATGCCATTGTACGACCCCGAGATCCAGGCGTTCTTGCGGGGCCTCCATGATTCCGGAATGGTGCCAGGGGCCAAGTATGTTGCCGATGCTGTCTATCGAATGATTTCCCCGCTTGAGCAACATGGCATCGCCACCACCCTAGAGGATGTGGCCGTGGCGCATTCCCACTTGATGCTCGAACGGTACAAGAGCGCAAAGATTGACCACGCGCAAGACTACACACAAAGATACAAAGAAGCTATGACCGTATGGAACGGTGATCCTGCAACAGAACCGGAGTTCTAGCCAGTGCCAGAACCTAAAATTCTTTTCAATTCGTTAACCGGCTCAGACACAGCGGCTAGCGGTGCTGGACCAGCAACGGCACTGACCGGTACAGGTGCTAGCTTGGCATCATCGACATCGGTTAATTTAATCGCTGACAATCCAGATCTTTCTGGTGTTGCAACCGATGGATCGGCTTGCCTGTGGGTATCGACATCAAGCGGCAGGCAATTTGCAAAAATCACTGGGGTCAATAATACAACCAAAGTCGTAACAGTTGCTTTGGCTTACGGCGTGACTGCAACAGGCCTGACTTGGGCGATTGGAGGAAAGAGAGCAACCTTGGATGCGGCATCATCTAGGACTCTTTTGTCGGCTAACGGATGGCGTCCCGGCTGGGAGTGCTTACTTGAAACCGACCAGACGATTACTAGCACGTTGAGCATCAGCGGGCCAAACGTCGGAAACTACGCGGTGTTCCGATCCAACACTGTTGGTACATCTCGAAGGCTTACATGCACAGCGAACACGACGGCAATTCAGTGGGACAGTGCTGGTTTTTCTGAACTGTACGTTGAGGACATTACACTTGAAAACACAAACGCAACCAAGACGTTGGCAAACGGGATTTCGACGACAGGCAGTGGTAGCAGTCGAGTATTGACTCTTAATCGGTGCATACTCGGGCACGCAACCAATCAACTGCGTATTGGCCTTACGACAGGTGCTAGGCTTATTAACTCAGCCATTCAAAACTGCACTAGCTTTGCCACAGACACAACGCAGCCAATTGTCGCTTACGGCTCGGTGTTTTGTTCAAACTCTAACCCTGTTCGGATCAATGCGGGCGGGAACTTTTTTTCTCGTTGTCTGTTTTACAATCAGACAAACGAAAATCTACTAATTAACAATTCGGGTCCGGGTTCGCTCATTGTTGATTGCACTTTCGACACACCGTCAACTGACAATTTTTCAACTAATTTTGGTTCTGGCGGCTGGACCGTGATGTTCGTCAATTGCAATTTTACAAAGGGCGGAGCATTTGGCATTAGGACAAGTCAGTTGAGTGAGTTGCCAACTGTTAGAGCCGAAAGTTGCAACTACGGATTAGGCGTTGATGCCAACACTAGCGGCAATTTTACCACGACGGGATCGGTGCTGGAGCGGAATTGCATTGCAGTGACGCCAACTTACTCCGACAGGGCAACAGCGAACTACGGGCCAGGGTCCGCAATAATCGGACAAGGGTTTCCTAAGTCCCCCGCTACGCTTGGTAACAGTGTTTCCGTTGCTACATCGTCGATTGACATTGGGGCAATCCAAAGCGCAGGTAGCGGTGGCGGTGTTTTCGATCCTTTGAACCATCCTTTAATCAACTAGACCATGAACGACTACTACGGTGATTTCACAGTTGGTTCGGTTATTCGGATCAAGTTCAACACGCTAAGCCAAGCCTTGGTTCCAACGACTCCAAGCGTTGCTCCTACGTTTGCGGTCTACAAAAACAGCACCACGGAATCGACTGCTGGTATCGTATCGCCAACCGTCGATTACGACGGTAAGGCAGGGTTCCATTTGTTGGTGATTGATACGTCTGCCGATCCCTCGTTCTACGTCGCCGGTGAGGACTATGACATCGTGTTCACCGCAGGAACAGTGGACAGCAAAGACCTAACTAGGGTCAAGCTAAAGTCGTTCTCACTCGAAAATCGAAACACCAATGCAAACGTCATTCAGGTTGCCGGTCAAACGGCCAACGCTGAGGCTGCCGTCGAGTTCCCAGCGTCGGTAGCTAGTGAATCGACGCTCGGCAATCGGCCGACGCTGGCCCAGATCGAAGGCTCGACTGTCCTCGCCAAAGAGGCAACTGTCGCTGCCAGGGCAACCCAAGCCAGTGTCGATGGCAAGCCAAGCCTTGCCCAGATCGAAGGCTCGACGATCCTTGCAAAAGAGGCGA